GCCAGGGCACGGTAAGAGTGCCCTGGCCCTGCAATGGTTAATAAGCCAGGCCGAAAGTGGGACAAACTGTCTCATGCTCAACGCTGAGATGAGTGCGTATGAAATAGGACGTAGGCTTATCATGCATACCTTCCCAGATGAGGAGACGTGGAAGGGTTCCAAGGAGGAGATGCTTTCAACCATCAGGAATCATTGGGAAGGCAAGGGGACATTGTTCTACAAGCCCGTTGGCACCATTGAGGATGTCGAAAGCCATATAGCTAACTACGTTAAGAAGAAGAACGTGCAGGTTGTTGCAGTAGACTACCTGCAACTTCTCAGGAGTTCCACGACGAATGGCCGGTATGAAACGGTCACAGAGATCTCACAACGCATCAAGGGATCTGCCAGAGATAATGATGTGGCTATCCTTGCGTTGTGTCAGGTCAGCAGAGAGGTTGAGCGTAGGGATACCATTGCCTTTCAGGGAAGTGATCTCAGGGAGTCTGGTCAACTGGAACAGGACGCTGACCTAATCATGTTCGCCTGGTACTACGGCAGGGGAGGCGATGAGTCGGAAGATCAGGATCGGTATGACCTCTTCATAACCAAGAGGCGAAATGGGCCGATAAGAAAGGAACGAATCACTCTTAAGTTTGATAGCTCCCGACAGAGGTTCTTAGTGCCGTGATGTACTCATCCGAAAAGTACCACATAAATCCCAAAACAGGCCTTCCAATTTTCGTGGAGTGCGACAACGTAACCCTCGACGAGCTTTACGCATTGGAATTCTGTACTACGCAAAGAGATGCAAGTGAGATTATGAGTAGACGCATTGATCGCATTTGCAAGCTCATACAAATGTCCTGGAAGGAATCCGAACGGATTAAAAGGTGGGTGGGAGAGGCCCACCCACCTGCCAGGATACAAATGAACGTAGAAACCAATTTAGATCACCAGACATATCTAAAGGATGATAGCCGTGACTAAAATAGAATATGCAATACTTCTGGTTTATCCTATCGTTCTGTTTTTTGCCTACGCACGAGTTCTATGTCGTGGACAGGTACGATGCTGTTGTATGGAATGTGTACGGTCGCACGGGAGACAAGCGGACGCAGCTTCTTTTCATGAACTTCACAAGGAACGGAGATCGTGTAGAGGACTGGAGGATAATGCTCCGACAACCGACTGTTGTGAAGCGTCCAAGGGGAGTGATAGTGTACTTCTGGGACGACAGACAGAAGGTCTTTCGAAAGGTTTACAGCAGGAGCTATTCTGTGATCAAGTCAATTCCGGATCTGGACTTGATGAATCGGGACGATCATCCTCTGACACATCGGAGGAATCTATCTGATGGAAGACTACCGCACCGTTCTGAGATGCGATAAGTGTGGGTCTAGGCAGATCCACTTGGTTAAGAAGAGAACCAGAATCTCTTTCTGTGAAAAGTGCAAAAGCACAACTAGAGGGGAGAAGACGTATGACCAACAGCCGTCAAAAAGGGAAACGTGGAGAGCTTGAGGCTTCGAAAGCCTTGCAACGTGTCTTGGGGTGTGATGCTCGTAGAAGCCAGCAATACTGCGGAGAGGCAGGGGATGCTGACCTAATAACTAGTGTTGAGGGAGTCCACTGGGAGGTGAAACGTGTCGAACGAGGAAATCCATACAACTGGCTTGACCAGGCAGAAGAAGATTCAGGAGCTACGGAAACACCAGTTGTACTTCATCGAAGAAGTAGACGAGACTGGATCGTTGTCCTGTACCTTGAGGATCTTCCGGATTTTGCAAGAAGAATCGAAGGAGGCGAGTGATGCTGAAGAAACCTGATTACTACACAGATCGTGGCCCAGAGGTAGTTGACATCATTGGCCTTTGGTTTGGTGATAGCCCTTTACAGTATTGGGAAGGTAATATCATTAAGTATCTTCGTCGGTATAGATACAAGCACAATACATGGGAGAAGAAGATAGAGGATCTCAAGAAGGCAAAGGTATATCTAGAGCAAATGATAGCTAGGCTGGAGGAGTGCAATGGTAGTTGAGAAGATACGAGAAGATTGGCCAGAGTTGCTTTTAATGGATGGCTTTGATGATTGCATTGTTGGGGTGGCAAGCCAGTTTCACAACACAGCCGTTGCCTACGATGAAGATCAGGTTATCCAAAAGCTGATGGATCAACGTGGTATGGATAAGATCGAGGCTATTGAATACATGGAGTACAACCAGAAAGGCGCATGGGTTGGTGAATCCACACCCATTTTTGTAAAGGACATGAGGAATGATCGGGATGAATAAGAATTTTTGGGTAGGCAAGGATATGCAGATCGAGGTCTTACCCGATGCTGAGACAGACGGGATAAGGTTGATAGTTCATTGGTCAGAAAAGACCAAAATGATAATCATCATGAAGCCCTTTCAGGCCAGGAAAGTCACTTCTGATATGAGAGCAGTTAACTACACTTTTGTAGAGATGGATGAGGATGACGAAGAGCCTATTTACTGCCCATTTTGTGGACCTGGAAGTGATGTATCCGTAGAGAGTTATAAAGATGAATTCCAGGTAGCTTGTCATGACTGCGGCGCAGGATCTGGATATCACGCAAGAGAAGAAGCTATAAAAAGCTGGAACCGGAGATATTAACACGGAGGCTAGGGGAGAGGATGAATAATCATCAGGAATTCCTAAAGTACCTGGAGAAGAGTAAGGATGCGGTGTGGGCCGTTGCTCGCTGGCTGGGCGAGCACGGCCATACTGTCCAGGTCAACCCTACGTTCGCTGCCCCTACGGTAGGTGTGAGAGATCTATACCGTGACAACGGTGACCTATTTGTATCATTGCGTGTTGAGGTCAAAGAGAGAACCTTGTCATGGACAAGCAAGGAGGACTTCCCCTATCCCACCATCTTTGTATGTAAGCAGAAGGCATACGATGAAACCGTGGACAAACCGTTCTGTTGGGTGTGCCTAGATAAAGATAGGTCACATGCTGCGATCATCTACCATGCTACTAAGGAGCATTGGAAGGTAAGAGAAGTTTACGATAGTAGATTCAAACATACCTATCAGGCATACGAATGCCCGAAGCAGTTTGTTCATTTCTACCCTGTTAGCCAGTTGCGGGGTTTTACTCTCTACCACGCTCCAGGTATTCAAGAAGAGCTTTGACGTTCTCGATGTTTGCGTCACTCTTCATGCGGTTAGCACGCATACTGATCACACGCACATTGCCCTTAATATATCCCTTGGAAGAGTCTATCCTGTCTACAGTTGGGCTGGCTGAATGACCACCAGGCTTATCATACTTCTGTAGCTTAATGTCTAGCATTGGGCATCTCTCAGGTATCTTGATGTCATCAGCCGTGATATCAAATTCTAATCCTAAACGATTAGCCCTGTGTTTTGCCCCTTTCAGAAGTATGCGATCCTGATTCGATTCAACCCACTTCTTCTTAGTCTTCCTGTAACGCACCTGATCCAGTGCGTTCTTGACCTGATGCGCCTTCATACCCTTACAAGCTTCATGTTCCATAAGCTTCTTGGGATTGGCACCAGGCACATCAAGAAGTGCCCTCTTCACCCTGGATATATACGTTTCTTTCACTCGATAGGCTCGCCATAGTAATCCTTTTTAGGGCACTTTCTCGTAAGACAGTGCTTAATAAAACCAACAAACCCCAACCGGCGATATCCAAGATCCAATACTGACTGTTCCAGATCAACAAGATCATGACAGCTGTTAGTGCGTATCATCATCCGGTTTCTCTGGTTGTTTTTAGCGAATCTAAAACGCATATTATTCTTCCTTTACCTTGTCTGGATTAAGCGGACGTAGAGAGTCACCGATAATCAATGCAATAACAACACCCGCAAGGCGATTGGCCTGATCAGTGCTTATCCATCCAGTTTGATCAGCCACTGTTGTTATTACAACAGTTATCAATGTGGCCTGTAGACGTTTAGCTGTCGCTGATTTCCACCAGTCACCAATTGCTTTTTTGATACTATCTAGCATGTTACACCCCTATTAACTTACTTTTAAACATCGCAAAACCGGCCATCAGAAGGCCAATAAGTATTGCAAGCCATTTCCATTTGGATGCCTTAGCTCTCTGTAAATCTGCCTTGGCATCAGTACGACTAACCTTATATTCGTAGCGGACCTCTTTTCGTTCATCCTTAGGTTTTTCAACTGGAACAGTTGTTATAGCCTCGGATCGCTCTGCCCTCCGGCGACTCCTCCTGGTCATTTCAATTCCTCTTTCATGGCCATAGTGTGCGGTATCACGTCTATCTTATGCTTCTCGTCTGCCAACGCTTCTATGGCATTGGCAGCATGAGAAAGTGCCTCGTTGGTTTTCTTCGTGTCCTGAACTGAAACCTTTAGTTCTTCTATCAGATCACAGTGCCTCTTGTATGCATCGTGAAGGTAGGGTGCAACTGACCTCATACTCTTCCAAACCATCCAGACAATTACGCTTAGAAATGCTGTTGGTATACCTGCTGTTGTTATGAGATTCTGCCAGTCTTGTATTGTCACCTTATATTCCCCTATCCTCCTAAATAGCGGTGGTGGGTTTATGGCCCACCACCGCCACCGCGAACCAAGGTCCGCTGGAGGGGTTTCCTATTTTTTGTAGAATAACTTAAGCTTTTCTTTACCATTCTGAGTCCTTAGGATTTCTTTCCTGGTTGTACCTTGTGGTAAATAAGGCCTCGGTTCACCTTTTATCATGTAGTTAATGTCAGCGTTGCTGATGCCAGCCTCTGAAAGTAACTTCCTTGCCTGCGATTTCGTGAGTCCTAAATTAATAGCACCACGTATCGCCTCTTTGGCTTGGGAGTAGAAATTTTCACGGCGTTTTCGGAAATCACTGAGTGCACTCTCCATATCAGAAACGCTCGATTTATCATCTTTTGCCACCATTAATAACGGTTGACGTATACTTGCCATGGTGTTGCGGAAGTCAATTGATTTGAACTTAAGTGCAACATCCCCTTCCATCATATGCCAACGAGCACCAGAGAACGTAGACAAGCTTTCAAATAATAGGTTCCGCTTGCGACCAAAGCTGTCGGTTCTGCCGGTTGTGGCATCCACAAACCGCATGAAATGGTCGAAGTGGGCAGGGACAAGTGGGCCACGGAAGTCGTGACCGTATGTCATATGGGCAAATTTAGCCATCTGCCTTTTATGCCATGCATCCATTTTATTGAACGTACCGTATGGCATACTCTGACCTGGACGCATGACATCCAGCACTCTCGTGAAGAATAGATCCTCTTCTGCAAATGGAAGAGTTAGCTCCTGGATGAAGTTGAAATAAGCATTATCTTCAGCATCCGCACGTAAAAATGCGTTAATAGGTTGCCAGAACCATAGGTCACTAACTGTGTTGCTCATGTCGATATAGCCAACCTTGTCGCCTTGTTTAAACCACATAAGCACATTGTTTTTATGGAATTCCGGCACTAGCTGTTGCAACTCATCTAGCTCATCATCATCAAAGAAGAGCCTTGATACTGCCTGTGCAACACCGTACATCAAACCAACACCAGCAGCCATCATGGCTGCTTTAAACATGGCAAAATGACGCATGGTTTTGCTCGGACTCTTAAGGTCCTTACGGATTAGCTTAACTGTCTCTACAGCGTTACGGATTTTCTCAGCAAAGAATGTTGGGAATGATGCTATGAGAGGTAACGAACTAGCTGCCTGAGAGAATCCGTAAGATCGTGCGCGAGTTGTTGTCACATTGTTAATGCGATCTACTGCTTCACGCATTAAATCTTCCATCAGTTTTTCCGAAACTGCGGACTCGACATTGTCTTCGATATTACCTAATTCGTACTCTCTTGCTATGAGCATACGCAACTCTGACTCACAACCCATGAGTTTAAATAAGACAT